TGTGGTTGGCATATTTTGAAAATAAGATAGAAATAGAGCAACAAGCAATTCAAAAGGCGAAATTAAAGAATGGCAGACGATAGACAATTACTTATAAAATTTATCCTTCAAGACCAAACCAAACGTGGTTTCGATAGTGTAAATAAACAAGTTAAAAATACTCAAAAATCATTATTTAGTTTAAAAAACGCTTTTTTAGCAGTTGCAGGTTCTGTTGTTGTAAGACAAACATTAGATTTAGCTAATACATATCAACAAGTTCAAAATAGATTAAAATTAGTCACTAGCAGTACAGGTGAATTAATTGGTATTCAAAATCAATTATTTAATGTTGCTCAAAGAACTAGAGGTGCATTTGCCGAAACAGTTACTCTTTACCAAAAATTAGCATTAAACAGTAGAGATTTAGGTCTTAATCAACAACAATTATTAGAGATTACAGAAAACGTCAATAAAGCAATTGCGATTTCTGGTGCTGACAGTATTCAAGCATCAGCAGGTATATTACAGCTATCACAAGCATTTGCATCTGGAAGATTACAAGGTGATGAATTTAGAAGTATATCAGAAAATATACCTGTCATTTTAGATTTACTTGCAGAATCAACAGGAAGGACAAGGGGTGAATTAAAGAAAATGGCATCTGATGGTTTGTTAACCGCAGATGTATTAGCAAAAGCAATAGGTGGTGCAACACAACAATTAAGTGAAGATTTTGGTAAATTATCACCCACAATAGGACAAGCATCAACAGTAGCAGGAAATAGTTTATTAAATTTTGTTGGAACTTTATTTAATGCGTCTGGTGCTTCAACAGCATTATCAAATGCTTTGATTGGTGTTTCTACAGTTTTAGATTCTTTAACTTCTCTTGTTAATATGTTCTTTAGTGAACAGAATGCAGTTAATGAATCTATTGATGGTGCAAGAACCGCTTATGAAGAATATCAAAAAGTTTTAGCTGATGGAACTGCTACAAACGAAGCAATCCAAAACGCAAAAGAATTAGCAACCCAATCAAATAATAATGCGATTGCTATTTTAGAGGAAACTTTAGCAATCAGAGAGAGAAATTTAGCACAGTTAGAATTTAGTAAAATTCAATTCGGTGGAAGAGAAATTGAATTAGAAAAAACACAAGCACAAATTAATGCAATAGATGAATATACTAAGAAAACAATTGAACTAACAAATCAGTTAGCAAATTTACAAAAACAACAAGAAGAAGGTGGTCTTACAACACCAGAAAAAGAAGATTTATTTGATTATTCAAAAGAAATAAAAGAATTAGAAAAATTAATCAAAGCAAATGAATCTGGATTACAAACAATTTTTGAAACAAATAAAAAATTCGGACTTGATGAAGTTGAATTGTTAAAAATGCAACAAGAGGAAGAACTACAATTAATAAATCAACAAGCAGAGCATATTCAAGAGATAATTAAATTAAAAGAACAAGACAAAAATGGAATAACCGCAGAAGAACACGAAAAATACAAACAAATGTTACAAGATTTGCACGGATTTGAATTAAGTGCAGAACTTAGACACGGCGAAGAATTAAAAGAGTTAGATAGAAAATTAGCAGAAGAAAGATTAAAAATTCAACAACAGTATTATGATAAGAATCTTTCTGAGATAAAAAATAGAAATTTCCAATTTGAAGATTTAGACAAAATGTCAGAGGAAAATAAAGTCAAATTAGTTAAAGAAGGCGGTAGAGAATTATTAGACGAATTAGCAAAAAGAAATAAAGTAGCATTCGCTATTAATAAAGCACTTGCTATTAGAGATGCAATTATCAGCACATCGCAAGGTATGGCATCTGCTCTTAAATGGGGATATCCTTTAGGGCCAATTTTTGCAGGAATTATTGGGGGACTAGGTGCGGTACAAATTGGAACAATAGCATCTCAACAATATCAAGGTCGTGCATTAGGTGGTCGTGTTCAAGCAGGTTCTACTTATATGGTAGGTGAACAAGGTGCAGAAATGTTTGTTCCAGACCAATCTGGAACTATTGTTGCAAATAAAGATTTAGGTCGTGCAACTAATGTAAACATAACTATCAATGCAAATGATACTCAAGGATTTGATGATTTATTAGTTAAGCGTAGAAGTGTTATTGTTAATGTGATAAATGATGCTTTAAATAGTCAAGGAAAAGAGGCGTTAATCTAATGGCAGGTACATATCCAACAACACCAGAATTTGCATCTATCGGATTTAGTTCGGAACAAGCAACTATTACATCTACGACTGATAGTGGAAAAATGTTTGCAGTTCAAATTGACGGACAAAGATTTAAATTTTCAGCATCATATCCACCAATGAACAGAAGTGAATTTGCTCCTGTCTATGCGTTCATAATGAAACAACGCAGTCAAAAAGAAACATTTCAAATTGCACTACCAGATTTAAAGAATGCCAAAGGTGATGTGTCTGGAACAGTGACTGTTAGTGGTAGCCATTCAGCAGGTGACACCACCATTGATATAACAGGAATAACAGGCACACTAAAGGCAGGTGATTTTATTAAGTTTGGTGGTCATTCAAAGGTCTATATGGTTGTAGAAGATGCAACAGGCGATAGTTCTAATGATGCTACCATTACAATAGAACCACCATTAAGAAGTGCATTAACTGATACAGAAAGTGTTACTTATGACGGAGTACAATTTACAGTTAGACTAACTAATGATATTCAGCAATTCAATACAGGGGATTTAGATTTATATAGATTTGAAGTTGATTTTATAGAGGCGTTGTAATGGCTAGAGGACTATCCACTGCCTTAAAGAATGAACTAGCAAATCAATCTATTAATCCTGTTATCTTACTTGAAATATTATTTCCTACACCTGTTAGACTAACCAATCATTACAAAGATTTATCTCATAATGGTAATACTTATACTGCTAGTTCTCATCTATTACAGATAACTAATAATTCAGAAAGTTCCCAAATAAATGTATCTAGTTTTTCTATTAGATTATCCGCAGTAGATAGTGCTTATACATCTATTGTTTTAAATAATAATGTTTCAAATGATGAAGTCACCATTGATATTGCTTTCTTAGACAATACAGATGCAATTATTGATACATTCAATTATAATAAAGGATTTGTAGAAAGTTTTGCCATAGATACTAAGAATGGAATTTTAGGTTTAAATTGTACTTCTCACTTTGCAGATTTTAGTAGAGTAGCAGGTCGCAAAACAAACGAAGGTAGCCAACAAATTTATTTTTCAACAGACAAAGGAATGGAATTTGCATCATTAACAGTCAAAGATATTTTATGGGGTAGAAAGTAATGGGTTGGAATCCGTTTAGTGCGATAGTTAATGGCATTACAAATATTGTCACAGGTGTTGTTGGTGCAGTACAAGATTTTATAGGTTGGATTCGTGACCCATTCAATATACCAGATATTCCAGATTACGATCAAGGCGACCAACAAGCACAAGGTGCTTTAATCAATAAACAATCTAACAATGCTAATATCCCTGTGGTTTACGGAACAAGAAGGGTTGGTGGTACTCGTGTATTTTTAGAAGTTTCTGGAAATGATAATCAATATCTTTATGGAGCAATCGTATTATGTGAAGGCGAAATAAATGCGATTACAAATATCTATGTTGAAGATGATGAAGTCACTTTTAATACTGGATTTACTGACGGTGGAACAGTCACATCAAACGATAGTCGTTTTGGTAGTACTATCCAAATGCAAACTTTTTATGGAACTGACGGACAATCAGCATCATCATTATTAACTACTTTAAGTAATTGGACTGCAAATCATAAATTATCTGGATTATGTTATATTGCATTCCGTTTTGAATGGGATAGTGACAAATATACAGGAATACCAAAAATTCAAGCACAGATAGAAGGTAGAAAAGTAGTTAGTTATAATGCTAGTTTGGTTGCTCAATCCCCTGCTCATTCGTCAAATCCTGCTTGGTGTCTTTTAGATTATTTAACCAATACAAGATACGGAAAAGGAATTGATGTATCTGATATTGATTTACAAAGTTTTTATGATTCTAGTCAAATAGCTGAAACACAAGTCACCCCTTATTCTGGTGCATCAACAATTAATCTTTTTGACTGTAATGCTTATTTAGATACATCTAATAAATTAATGCAGAACGTCAAAGTTCTTTTAAAAGGTATGAGGGGATTTTTACCCTATACGCAAGGCAAATATAAATTAATTATTGAAAATACAGGAACAGCATCAGTCACTTTAAATGAAGATAATATTATTGGTGGTTTAAAAATAAATTCTGAAAAGAAGAATGAAAAATACAATAGAGTATTAGTAGATTATGTTTCACCAGACAAAGATTGGCAAAATGATACTGTTGTTTATCCAGAAACAGATGCTGAACATCAAACATTAAAAAATGCTGATGACGGATTTTTACAAGAAACTACAATCACAATACCCACTATTACTAATCCTTATCAAGCATTAGAATTTGGCGAAATTATCCTTGAAAGAAGTAGAAATAATTTAACTGTTGAATGTTTAGCTAATTATGAAGCGTTAGATTTAGCTATTGGCGATATAATTGCTTTAGATTATGATTTAGTCGGATTTAGTTCTAAACCATTTAGAATTGTGGGAATGGCAATTAATCCAGATTTTACAGTCTTATTAAATTTAATTGAGCATCAAAACAGTTGGTACACCTTTACTGAAAAAAACCAAGTAGCTACTATTCCAGACACTAATTTACCTAATCCTTTTACAGTTCAACCACCTGCGTCAATAACATTGGGTGATGACTTAGTAGAATATAATGACGGTACTGTCATAACTAGATTATTGATTACTGTTGGTGATTCACCAGATGCTTTTGCAGATGATTTTGAGATTGAAGTCAAACAGACTTTAGATAAAGACGGAAACGCAGTCGTAGATGATTATAGATTAGTATCACAAGGTAAATCTTTAGAATATCAATTATTAAATGCTATTGACGGTGCTACTTATGAAGTAAGAGCAAGAGCAATTAACAGTATTGGCGTTAAATCAACTTATATTACAGGAACACATCAAGTAATTGGTGCTACCTTACCACCTGCTAATGTAGATGATTTTTCTATTTCATTAATTGGTAGTGACCAAATGCAATTATCTTGGTTGCCTGTTGCCGATTTAGATGTAGAAAGTTATGAAATAAGATACCAAAAAGTATCAAGTGGTTATTCTTGGTTTAATTCTACTGACTTAGTTCGTGTTCCTAGAAGAAGTGCCAATAGTGTTATTTTAAATAAAATTGACCCACCCTTTACTTTAGGTATTAAAGCGATTGATAAACTAGGAAATGAAAGTCTTGAACCTGCATTAATTGTATCTTCAAATGTCACTGCTCAAGGTTATAAATTAATTAATTCAATATCTGAACACCCTAATTTTGCAGGAACATTTACTAATACATTTAAAAGAACAGAAACAGGATTATCTTCTGGTGATAATGTTATTACTTTAGATACTATTAGTTTATTTGATAGCAAAACAGGATTATTTGATGCTGTGCCTTCTGGTTATGTATTTGAAACAGGTGGTGTAGATAAAAATATTATTGGCAGTGGTTTTTATAACTTTAATAGTACATTTACTTTGCCTTTTGTATTTGATGCTACTTTTAAAATTCAATTAGATATGATTTCAGATGACCCCTATGATTTATTTGATTTTGGTAGGGGTAAAGATTTATTTGAAAATGCCAAAGCACCATTTGATGGAAATCTACCCACCAATGCAGGTACAAATATTCAGATTGGTGCTAGTGAAACCAGTCTTGACGATATATCAACATTTACCTCAGTAGCACAACAGGGAACATTTAAAGGTAAATATTTTAAGTTTAGAGCAAGATTAATATCACTAAATAATCAATCCAGAGCATTAGTCAAAGGACTGACTGTATCATTAAATCTACAAAAAAGAAGTGAAACAGGTGATGATATAACTAGTGGAGCAGGAACTTATAATGTGACCTTTACAAATCCTTTTTATGCAAGTCCAAATGTTAATGTAACAGGTCAAGATATGGCAACAGGTGATTATTTTGTTGTTACTAATAAAAGCACTGATGGATTTGATATTACATTTTATAATTCTAGTGATGTCGCTATCTCAAGAACATTTGACTATCAAGCAAATAGTTATGGGTTGAAATCACCTTAAATATGAGGTATTAAAAATCAATGTCACAAGTCACCCAAATTACTATAGATAATGTTGCTTTTGGAACTTTTAGAAGCAATTTAAACGATACTTTAAACGCATTAAATTCAATGCACTCTGGAACTTCAAGACCTGCAAGTGCAACCACAGGAACAATTTGGTTAGATACAACCAATGCAGGTAGTAATTCTCTTACCATTAAATTTTTTGATGGCACTGATGATATTACTGTTGCAGATGTAGATACTTCAGCAAATACAATTAATTTTATTGATTCTACTGTTACTACAGAATTAATAAGTGATTTATCACCTCAACTTGGTGGAATGTTAGATGTTAATGGAAATGCTATTGGTAATGGCACAGAAGAATTAATTAAATTTTCTGAAACAGCAAGTGCAGTTAATGAAATTACAGTTACAAATTCAGCTACAGGAAATGCACCAGAAATTTCAGCTACTGGTGATGATACAGATATTGATTTAAAACTTACCCCTAAAGGTTCTGGCAATTTAAATTTAGATGGTCTTATATTTCCTAATGCAGATGGAACAACAGGTCAATTTTTAAAAACTGATGGAAGTGGTAATTTAAGTTTTGATGATGCAGGTGGAACTAATAC